AAGTTCTTTAAAGTGGACAAGATAATACCTTCCTTGTTTATGAAGTATGTGACAACTTTGATATATCTTCTTTTCTTTTCTACTTGCTACACCAATTCTTGTGAGAGTTTCTCTGACTTTTAGGAAATCATCTGGTTCATTTAATGTAACTTCAATCATTTGGTCAGGAGACCATGTGACGACAGGTTCTTTAACAACACTCATTTCGCTCCTCCAGTATCAAATTTAGATTTTATAAAGTTGAGTTGTTCTTTTGTCAGAATTTTCAAAGTTTGTTTAGCTTTCTCGTTACTATAACCATAATAACGTTTTACATAATCAAGGTCTTTGATCATATCCTTACGAAGCCAAGGAGAAAATCTCTTCTTAGTTCTGAGTGTATTTATAAAAAAGTCGTATTGCATTTTCTTAGGTAAAAAATGATACATATTCATTTCATTTGCAAACATTACTGCATCAAGATGTCCTGAGAAACAACGATTAATAATATAAGGAGGATAATCTTTTTCAATGCTAGGGTCTTCGTCAATCAAGTTTTTCTTTGATTGATTGATTGAATTCAACCAGTCTTTAAGTTCCATTACAATACCTCAAGAATAATTCCACTACTACGTTCCATATTCCCAATTAATCCACAAGGATAAGCATTAAATGATAACGTATATCTATTATATTCTTCTATTGTATGTGCATCAACACTATGAACTAAGGTTGATGGGAATACTATTAAGTCACCAGCAATAGTTGGTTGTTTATGAATTACAAGATTATCTCTATCTTCCTCATTTATCAATTTAATAATATTTGATGTATTTGCAGGATATTGAAGATTGTTATTACTACCTGTCCAAAAATTATCCATACTAAACCAAGTATGAGCATTTGAATCTGTTAGATATAAAATTGCACTCATAAATGAGTTTGGGTGTGAATGAGTCCAATGCCATTGATTCTGACTTGCAACATTACCCCAAGATGATGTGATTTCAATTCTATCACATCTAAAGTTCATTTCATCTTTGACTTTATTCAAGCAATCCCGAACCCATTTATGTATTTCAGAATATTTTGGGTCTTTATTTAATCTTGTACTATCTGTTTGAAGTATCTTCCACTCCTCTCTTCCATCGTGTCTAATTTTTTCTTCCTTCAAAGTTGTCAAAGTTTCTTCAATTAACTTTGGTTTACATTTGAAATTAAATATTCTTTGAGGTAAGATTTTTACTGTTTTCATTTGTTACATTATCAAAGTAGTTTTCACAGGAGCAAACAAGATTACGATCTCCGTAAACATTGTCTATTCGTGATATTGCTGGCCAAAACTTATTTATTTGGTCTGCAGGATATGCTGCTTCATCACGACTATAATTATACACCCATTTATCAGAACTTACAACCTTTGCTGTATGGGGTGCGTTTTTCAAGATATCTTTATTCTTATCAATCTCTTTTCGGATACTAACCATTGCTGCACCAAATCTTTCAAGTTCTTTTAATGATTCACTTTCAGTTGGTTCAACCATTACTGTTCCTGTAACTGGCCAAGATAATGTTGGTGCATGAAAACCATAATCCATTAATCTCTTTGCGACATCTTCGGCAGTAATACCTTCAAAATGTCTGACATCAAATATACATTCGTGTGCGACTCTACCGTTTGCACCTTTGTATAATACATTGAAGAATGGTTCAATACGATGTACTAACCAGTTTGCTGTAAGTAAAGATACTTCACTTGCCTTTCTTAATCCATCAGCACCCATCATACGAATATACATCCAACTGATTGGTAATATACTTGCACTACCTTGAACTGCTGCTGATACTCTATGATTCATAAAAGGAACAAGATGTTCTGCAACACCAATCGGACCGACACCAGGACCGCCACCACCGTGAGGAATACAGAATGTTTTATGTAGATTCATATGACATACATCAGCACCATACTCACAGGGTTTTGCTAATAAAACTTGAGCATTTAAATTTGCACCATCGAGATAGACTTGTCCACCATTTTCATGAACGATTCTACAAATATCTTTAATGGTTGGTTCAAATACACCGTGAGTTGATGGGTATGTAATCATAATACAAGACAACTCAAGACAGTTCATAAGTGCTTGCTTTTCTAAATCTTTTAAATCTATATTACCCTCCTCATCACATTTAACAGGAACAATCTTCATACCTGCCATTACTGCTGATGCAGGATTTGTTCCGTGTGCACTTGTAGGTATCAAGCATACGTTTCTATTAGTGTCACCATTACTTATGTGATATTCTTGTATTGCAAGTAGACCTGCATACTCTCCCTGCGAACCTGCATTTGGTTGTAGTGATACTTCAGCAAATCCTGTAATATCACATAACCATTCTTGCAAATCAAACATAATTCTTTGATAACCAAGAGTTTGATTTTCTGGTGCAAATGGATGCATATTTGCAAACTCATTCCAACTTACTGGCATTAGTTCTGATGCTGCATTTAATTTCATAGTGCAACTACCAAGTGGCATCATACCATTAACTAATGAAAAATCTTTTGAGACCAATTCATTCATATATCTCATCATATCAGTTTCACTATGATAACGATTAAAAACTTCTTGTCTCAACCAAGGACTAGTTCTCTCTGGAACATTTTTCCATTTGTATCTACCAACTGATTCAACAATATGGTCAATAGTATCACTCTTGTTCACTAAATCTTGCTGTGAATTGAGAATATCTTTTATCTCATCAAGAGTCGTAAGTTCATCTAAAGTGATAATAGTATGACCATCTTCATAACGAACATTATATCCTTCAACAGTAAGAAAACTTCTGAATCGAACTGTATCAAAACCCTCAGTATCATCTACGTCAATACCTAACCAGAATAATCCCTTTCTCAATATTTCACGATAAGTTAGAATACGATTTGCAATTGTTTTAAGACCTTCTGCTCCGTGATATGCAGCATAAAATCCTGCCATATTTGCAAGTAGTGCTTGTGCTGTACATATGTTAGATGTTGCCTTATCCCTTCTTATATGCTGCTCTCTGGTCTGTAATGCCAATCGTAGTGCTTTGTTACCTTGAGCGTCTACAGACTGTCCTACTATCCTACCAGGTATTTTTCTTTTATACTTATCTGTTGTTGCAAAGAATGCTGCGTGTGGACCACCAAATCCCATTGGTACACCAAATCTTTGCATACTACCAACTGCAACATCAAAACCCATTTCACCTACAGGTTGCATTAATACCTGTGCTAGTGGATCAACAATTGCAATCTTCATACATTTATGAACTTCTGCTAATCTTAATATACCTTCAGGACATTTTAGATTACCATGATTATTTGGAAGTTGAACAAGGAATCCAAACGCATCAGCAAAGAAAGACATTGGTATCGCATCATCTAAATCAATCTTAACTATATTAATGCCTAATGGTCTTGCTCTTGTTTGCAATACTGCTAATGTTTGTGGAAATATTTTATCATCAACTATAAAATCTTTTTTCTTGCCCTGATTATATGCAAGTATCATTGCTTCTGCTGCTGCAGTTCCTTCATCTAACAATGATGCATTTGCAACTGGCAATCCAGTCAGTTCTGTAATTAGTGTTTGATAATTAAATAATGCCTCTAATCTACCTTGTGATATCTCTGCCTGATAAGGTGTATATGATGTATACCAAGCAGGATTCTCAAACACATTACGAAGAATTACTGATGGTGTAATAGTACCATAGTATCCTTGACCTATCAAACTCCTTTTAACAATATTATGACTTGCAATATCCTTTAATTCAGCAAGTGCCTCTTGCTCACTACAACCTTCTGGTAATTCACTATCACCACGAAGTAGTATTGAATCGGGTACAATCTCTCTGACTAATTCATCTATAGTTGATAAACCAAGATCAGCAAGCATTTTGCGTTGTTCTGATTCTGAAGGTCCGATATGACGTTGAATAAATTCTGACATACTACCCATTAATTTGTTCATTATCCATTGTTTTATTTCTGATAACAATACAATTATTATCGTAATCAGGGTAAAATTCTAATATGTCCTGATGATCCCAACATAGTTCTTCATAGAGACTATTCAACCTTCTCATATCTTCATATAAGTCTGTTGGTTGCAATTCTTCATCCATTGATTGGTTCCTCGATGTTGTAATTAAAAATTAAAAGTTCTTTTCTTGTTTTTTGTTCTCTCATATACTCTCCGACGGAACGCATCGTATATGTTAAGTCAAATTCAGCAACATTCCAATCTTGGAATCTTTTTTTAACTAATTGGTCTGAGTTATAACTTATAAGTAATTTAGCATCAAATCCTTCACAATGCGATGAAAAGTCATCATGACTAAACTTTTTGTGCATTTCACCTTTTTTACCATATAGATTATCTTTGATGTCATATGGTGGATCAAGATATATAAAATGTTTTCGATTGCGAAACCATAATGTCTCATGTATTGAAGTTGCATAACTATGATTTGTAATTCTCCAACCACTAATCAATTCCGAATATGCAGGTAATTTTGTAATACCTCTCAATGAGAAGTTAGAGTTACTTGCCTGTGCTGAGAATGATGAAGATTCAGTAAGACCACTGAAACTACATTTATTCACAATATAAAAAGCAGTAGCACGTTCAAGTCCACTCTTTGCATCATCATTAATAATATCTTTTGATTCATTAAACAAACCTCTTGCAAGGTCTGGAGTTGAATGAGATGATTTTAATTCTCTAATTTCTTTTGACAATCCTTCGCCATCACTTTGCAAATGTATCCAAAAATTATACAAAGGTTCGTATAAATCATTTACATTAATATGAAGATGAGGATATTTTTTGGTAATATGGATTGCAACACTACCACCACCTAAGAAAGGTTCATAGTAAGAATCATAATCCCGTAAGTCTGGAATGTAAGGTTCCATCTTCTTACATGCACGAGACTTACCACCAGGATATCGTAATGGTGTTTTAAGTGATTTAATCGTCGTGATCATCCCAAGGGTCAATTAAATTTTCATTTACAAAGAATGCCTTATATACACCATAACCTGCTAACAGTACCGTAATAACTGCAATTGATATACCAAAGGTAAAATCAGGATTTAAATTAAGATGCGGTATCAATATATAATTCCTCCAGTTCTTCTCTCTCGCAATTCTTCTAGTTCAATTTTAATTTCAATCATTTCAGTAAGATCATCCACTGAGTTAGACATTTTTTGATATCCTGCACCAACAAAAATTTGTCCTGCCATTACAGCAACAGTGCAAGCACCCCAGAACAAATAGTATTGATACGATTTGATTTGTGCTTTAGTTTTAGCAAAAGTTGATTTAGACATTATAAAATTAGTTTTTTAGTTGGTTGAGATATCTTACCAAACATAGAATTATATTGTTCGATAATTTCTGCTTGAGGATTTCCTTCATACACGATGTATTTTTTAGTAACTTCAATTTTATCTTTTTGAAGTAAAGGAGACCACGGAGCAAAAGCAATTCTACCCTCTTGTGGAGAAGGTACCGCTACAATTGGATTTTCGATTACATAAGAATCGTTTGTTTCTTCAACAATGTCGGTGATTACATCTTCACCAGACCACATACGAATTAGTTTTACAGTCATTTAAATTCACACTCCACCATAATTTCAGTTAAACAGGCTAATAGGTTAATTTCCTGATCTGCTACAAAAGCAATCTGATATTGATACTTTGCAATAGTCAGGACGGCAGCAGGTATCGTACTTGGAACAAGTACTTCATATAATGAGTCGTATATTCGTCTCATTAATACACCTGTGTCATTATCAAGATTATCTACACACCATTTCCGAACTTCAGAGAAGTTCTTTGTTTTGAGATTCTTCATTAAATCATTTACAGATACATCTGAGAATGCTGCCAATATACCACTATCTATCTTACCACTTACTGAGTATCTCTGACACTCATTCAACACTCTCCTCCAATCAGGAAAATGCTTATTAATTAATTCTGCTACGACTTTCTTATCTGCATCTACTCTCTCTTCTTCTAAGATTGTGTTGAGTCTTTGGAAGAACTGTGCTGCAATTGTTGGTTTGTCTTTCTTACTAACACTAAAGTCAACAACACTGCACCGAGAGTGAAGTGGTTCGATGATTTTGTTTTTGTAGTTGCAGGTAAATATAAATCTGCAATTTCTGGAGAACTCCTCAATAGACGCTCTAAGAAGGAGTTGTACGTCGGAAGTGGTATTGTCTGCCTCATCAATGATGATGACTTTATGTTTCGACTCGCTTGTAAGAG